GGGGGTGCCGTTATAGGTTTTTTCATTCATCCTCAAGCCTCCATGCTAGTATTATATATCTTTCAAAGTGCCCTGTCAGTGCCCAATTTGTGCACCCTGGTGCACGTTAGGCAGCCTTTACGGCGTCAATGCCGAAAAACAAGGCGGTAAGCGGCTGAATCGCTGCATTGATGTCCTTGTATACGGTGCGCCGCTCGATGCCAAAAGTGCCCGCGATTTCCTGTACACTTTTTTTGGGCTCCCGGATGTAGGTTTCCATGACCACCTCGTAGCGCCTCACGTCCTCCTCTGTGCCGTTCTGCTGGCACCAAACGCGGTAGAGGTCCAACATCTTCTCAATGTGGGCCAGAATAATCAACGTGCGCTCCTGGCTGCGCTTGATGCTCTCAATATAAAGGCTGTCGTCCCGGGTGTAGCTTTCCAGGCCGTCCAAGATGCTTGCCGCGCTCTCCTTCTCCTTGGCCTGCTTGGCGTTGTAGATGGCACCTGCGGTGTGCCGCTTCAAAAGCCGGTAGTTTTTCAGCAGGAGCCGGGTGTTATGGAGGCGCCGGTCGGTGCGTTCCTTGGCCTCCTTCTGGTGCTCCTCCTCAATGTGTGCGGCTGCTGCGCTCACGCCTGCGGCAACGCCGGTGCGGATCGCGGTCTGCATAAGGGTCTGGCCCATGTTGGCAATACGAGTGCCCAGGGCGCCCATGTTCTCGCGGCTGTTCATTCTGCATCGTCCTTTCTTCTCGGGCACCAGTCGGGGGACTGGCGGTTTCCTCTGGTGGGGATGTGGCGGGTGCCTCCGTCCTCGTAACCTTCGGCCGTCCATCCAATGGCGCAGTCTTTCCGGGTGCCTCTCTGGCCCTCCTGGGTCTTAATACAGTGCTCGCACTCTGCGCAGTGCGGCGTTGGGCGGTCTTTTGGGTGTTTGAGCGCATCCGGCAAGGTCTGGGCTGGTTCTCCGCCTATCACGGCGCGGATCTCCTCGCTGTCTTTGATCCACAGCGGAACGCCTGCCCTTCGTGCTGCGGCTGCCAGTTCTTCCAGCCAGCCTTCTTCCGGGGTGATTTTCCCTGCCCGGTGGCCGGTTTCGGCTCCTGCAATGATCCAGTCAACCTTCCGGGCGGCGTCCTCGTCGGCAATGCCCAGGGGTTTGAGCATGGGTTCATAGCTCACGAAGGTGTGGTGGTATTCGCTCCACCAAAACCAGTTATCCGGGCCGGTGATGCTGCTGCCATACCAGAAGTTCGGAAGCTCGGGCAGCTTTCCCGCCGCTGCTAGGGTCTGGTAACGGCCGGGGCTCTTGGTCAGGAATAAGTAATTGTGCTGGGGCGCTGCCTTGCAGGCCTCAAAAACAGCCTCGATCCATTCATCGGGAATCCAGTCGCCGAAAAGGTCCGCCATGCTGCAAACAAAAATATTCGCAGGCTTCTTTTTCTTCGCCGGGTCGCCCAGACGGTATTTGTGGAAGGTCGGGGCGAAACCGGCCGGGAACGGAAGAACGGCGCCGGTGTAGTTCTTGAAGGGCTGTTCCAGAACGTAAAGCCCGGCGGCTTCGGTTTTAAGCTGTTCGCTCGTCATGTTCATGCGGATGTTTCCGGCAAAGCGGGTGGCCTGGCGCTGCGCATAGCAGTATTCACAGCCAAAATTGCAGCCGGTGACGGGGTTCCATGAAAAATCGCACCAATCGATTGCGCTCTTGTTCATCATTTTTGTGTGTCCTCTCCCTGTTTCAAAAGGTCCGGGTCGTCGTAAATGTTGCCCACGATTTCGTCCGGGTATGCGATCTGGCAGGCGTACCAGGGGCGATCTACTGGGAAGGCTCTAAAAGCGCTCCGCTTTTTGTCGTACTTCACCACGGCCAGGCCAACGGGCAGGGGCGTTTTGTGGTGAATCTTCAAAATATCGCCCTCGAAAATATCCCGGGCGCGCTTGTCCAAGATGCCGGTAGCCTGGCCCACAGTTTCAGGGTTCACGCGGCCATATTTGCCCACAACGTTTTTGCCGGGGCGGATAATACAGATTCCCTTGCTGCCAACGTTCAGGTTCCCGCTGGCCCATTCGCCGCTTTTCAGCTTCCCGCGGAAAAGAATCCGGCGCGGCAGCTCCCGGGTTTCAGGCTCGCGGCTCTCTTTTGCCGCCAGGTCGAAAAAATCAAAGCCTTCCATTTATCTGTACTCCTTCCCGGTCGCCTTGTCGCGCAGCGGTATGCGGCCGATGATTTCAAAGCCTGCAAGCTCGGCCGTCTGGCGAAGAATCGGCACCAGGGCCGAAACCACAACAAGGCGGGCGGCATCCAGCCGCTTTTCCTCCCTGCGCATATTCTCCCAGGCCGTGCCGGGTGTGGGGTCGCTGTAATGTTCGCTGTTTCTGCCCATATCCATGCGTGGGTCCTCCTTTTCATCGCTCATTCATCAATCACCGCCTTGTTTCAACGGCTCGAACTTGCTCCATGCAATCGGCGGCCAGAAACGGCCGTCGTTGTAGGTGATGCAGAACGGGACCTCCGGGGTGTCGGTGTATTCTGTGCGGGTGTGGTAGTTGCCGTAGGCGTCCACGGTCAAAACCGGGTGTTCCAGGGGTGGCAGGGCCTTTTTGACGTCCATCCATACGCCAGCAGGCAGGGTTTCAAATTCTTCCACGGTCATGCGGCGGAAGTCAGGCGCGGGCCCGTCCAGAAGGCGGAAGCCCTCATGGCCCGGTTTTGGCTTCTTATACGGCCAGTGCGGGAAGCGCTCGTGGAGGTCGATTGTCCAAGCCTTAAAAATGGATTCTTTCTCGATCATGGGCGTGCCTTCTCTCAAATGTTCAGGTGAAGCGGCTGGCCTGTCGCAAGCTGCCGATGGATAAATTCTCTTTCAAGGCAGTTGTTCACCATGACCAGAGCTTGCAGTTCACCGGGCAAAATCTTGCCGTCAATGTAAAGCCGTTCCATTTCCGGCTGCCGTGCGTGGAGCTCTCGAAGGGCTGCTTCTGCGTTCTCCCATTCGGTCAGGTCGTACAGCTCTCCGAGTGCCTTGTCAAATTCGCTTTTTTCGGGCATTGTCGCCGCCTCCTTCAAGTCAAAATGCAAACAAAAAACGGAAAGGCAAGAATCTGCAAAAAGTCCGCGTTCCCGGTTTTCAGGATGCAGGCAACCGCCACGGCCGCAGAAGCCAGCCAGGCAGCAGCTTTCCAAATACCTTCACCTTTCATTTTTTCTTCTCCCATTCCTTGTTCCATGCCTTCACAGTCGGCGCATAGTGACCGCACGAAACGCACACAACGCCGTGCAGGCTGCCAAGCCAGGCAAGAATCCTGGGCGTTGCGCAGCCGCAGGGCTTCCCGTGTGCCAGGAAGCTGTTTCCGCATTTCGGGCAAGGGTGGACAAGAACTGTTTTCTTTTTCATGTGTGTTCCTCTTTCTGTTCAGTCAGGCGGTAAAGCCAGCGTTCCATTTTCGGCTCTGCATACTCGCCGCACTCGCTCATAAACTCGTGGTAGTTCTGCGGGTCTTGCTCTGTAAGGGCATCAATGGAGTTCATAACGTCGCCGATTTCCTTTTTCAGGTCCTCCCAGCACTCTTCTAAGGTCTTCGGCGTCGGGTTCTTGCCATCAATTTTGCGGCGCAGCTTCGACGCAGCCGCGGAAGCCTCCGCCAGTTCTTCCGCAAGCTGGCCCAAAATTTCAGGCTTCGGCAGAATGTCGGAGATCTTCTTTTTCGGGTAAAGCCTGCCCAGTGTAGCCTTTACCTGTTCCTGGAGCTCCTTGTGGCACTCGCCAGGGCCCACCACATAGCACCAGCTTTGCGGTGGTCTGTTAAGCTGCAAGGCGTAATTCCCGCAGCAGTTCCCGTTTGCAGGGTGTTCAATGTGCATTGCACAGCCGCCGTTATTGCACCAGCGCAAGGCGTTTTCGCAGCGAAGGTGAAAAGCCGCCAGGTCAAGCGGTGTTTTATACGTCTTCAACGCGGTAATGTGCCAAGCATAGCCTTTGCCGTGCGTGTATTCCCAGATCTGGTCCCGGTCCATGCAGGCCTGGGCTTCCAGGTCGTCCGGTGCATGGTTCAGCGGGGCGATTTCATACACGCGATCACAGGTAAACTCCCCAATGACGGTCCCATCCAGTCGCATCAAGCCTCCGTCAGGCTCTAGCCGGAATCCAGCGTTTTGCCCTTTTGTGCAGTAAATAAAGCACTTAAAGGGCTGGCCCTGGAAGTCTTTCGGGAAACTCTTGCGGATTTCCATGGTCTTTTCTCCGCGGAAAATCTTTTGGCACCACTCCGGACGGATGCTCAAAAGAACGGCAGTTCCTTCCATGTTCATTTCTTCGCCTCCTCAAAAATCCCAGTCGTCGGGGACATACAAACGGCACTCTCCATCCCCGTTGTCGCTGGTCGGTTTATCAAACGGGCAGCCTGGGCAGCCTTTCCCGGCTGCTAAATGGCCATGGCAAAAATCCATCAAATAATGAGCCATGTCTTCCGGCTGCATCACGGCAGATTCGGAAGCCGTTTTTGTTTCCTGGGTTTCATAGAAAAACGCAATCGGCTTTTCATTTTCAACAACGTTCCCGTAGGCCACGCCAATTTTATAAATATAGTCGCTGCGCAGCTTGCGGGGGATATCGGCAATATACCGGCGAAACGTTTCCAGCGAGTTTGCGCGCTTATAGTGGTTGCACATCCGGCAGGCGGGCATAAGATTTGAAACATCATCTGCCGCACTGCTTGCTTCATCCCACACCCGCAGCGGTCGGAAATGATCGACCTGCATATCCTTGTAGGCAATCGCCCTGCCGCAGTAAGCGCAGCGTCCGCCGTACTTCTGGTATACCGCCTCGCGGATCTTTTTATTGATTGCCATCTTCTTGCACCTCAAATCCGATAAAGTCACATACGCAAACACGGGAACGGTCGCAACGATGGAGAAGATAGACCCTTCCTTGGTCACAACCGGAAAAAATGGCGTAAACTCGTTTTTCTGTCTTTCCACAGTCAAGGTTTACCTTTACGGTTGCCCCATTTATCACAAGCATGGTTTCCCGCTCATCGGAAAACGTAACAACCTGGCCACAGCCGCGGCACTTGTAAAATTCATTGCGGATGGTCGTGTGCTTTTCGCTCATTTTGCAATCTCCTCCGGCGGCATCGGCATCCAGCCCACCACGGGGCAGTCTATCTTGTTGTTGTAAACGTCGTCCGGGTTGAAGTGGCGGTATTCCCACCAGCCTTCCGGGATTCGGTAGTCGTCCCGTTCCTCGTCGTATGTTCCCCAATCAGGGAGATCTTCCCAATTCCATTCGCTGTCCTCGGAGAAAACATTGCCGTCCTCGTAGTGCGCCGTTGTAATACCCATATAGCCATTACAGCGGTACAAAATCAGCACTTCCGTTTCGACCTTCGGAGGGTCTTTGTCAGGATCGCGCCAGGCCGGGATCATCCTCTCCGGGTCAATCACTGGTAACTTTTTCAGGTCTTCGATTTCGTCTTCCGCCGCTTCCTCGACCGTCAAGGCTTCCGTGGAGCCTTCCAGGTCTTCCAGCTCCTTTTTGAGATCTTCCAGAAGTGGGCCAATATCAACGATTCTTCTTTCAGCCATTTTCTTTTCCTCCGAATCTATCCCAGCCCATCGGGCTGCCATAAAGCGGGCAAAGCGCGCCTTTGTTGCCCTTGTCGAAGATGCAGCTCTCGCCGCAGCATCCTGTCTTCCGGCGCTTTTCGCAGTAGAGCCGAACGGTTTCCGCGGCCGCCATGGCCTCCTGGTCTTCGTCCGCTCGGTCCCTTCCCTTCCCGCCGGTTGTCAATTCGTCCAGCGCGTCAATG